ACGAGTTTGACGGACGTTGTCATTGGTTTGAAACAACGTGTCGTTGCTAGTACTCGTCGCGTTCATGAACGTCTCGTGCAGAGCCTTGTAGGGTGGAAAGAAAAGATTGCAGAATATTTTACTCGTGTAAAGAAGATTATCACTGATCATCCTTTCATGACTATTGGCTGTGCTATTGTTCCACTGATAATTTTGGCTCTCATGTCCTACCTCCGAACTGGAAAGAAGATCGCCGTTGGTCCTCCACTTGATCACAACCATGCTGGTCTCGATCGAGGTACCCGTATCGTCCATAAGCACAATTGCCTGTGGTGTTACAAAACATACGAGCATGCTCATGTTATCAAAACTACGGCCGAATCAGTCAACTATCCGCAATTATGTGGAGCCTGTGACAGGCAAATTTCTTGTTCGTACGGTACGTACACTAATGATGATGGTGTGACTGATACTGGATTCATCATGAAGAAAAATACAATTCTTTCTTCGGAGCAATGTCTTGTGGAAGAGCGTTTCGTCCCTTTCCAAGTTGTTAGTACTGAACTCACCACTTCTGGAGATCCTCGAACCCGTCGTAAGGATGCTCTCAAGGTTGAATTGACTGGATCCGGAGATCCCCATACTAAGAAGTCGATGAACCTCCGTGTTGAAATCGAGGAAGGAGACGATTATGCGTGCGACAGCCAAGAAGCTATGCGCGCTGAATTACAGACGGATCCGAATGGGCTGCAAGTCTCGCGCAAGATCATCAACAATACCTATAATATTGAGTTGATGATTGATGGCGCCTGGCGCACGCGTATGAAGATGTGTTTCCTTGTTGGAAGGACTGCTATCACAGCTGGCCACCTGATTCCATACTTGGAGGCAAGCACTGAAGTTCGTATCTGGAACCAGTCCAACAGGCAAGGTCATACTATGCCCGCATCATCTCTGAAGTGGGTCAAAATTGAAGACTCTGCTGGCAATAGCAAAGATCAAGTTCTGCTTGAATTTCCTCGTACCATCTTGGATCACGCAGACATTACGAACAACATCGCTACGAGCGCCGAGATGACAAAATTTAAGACTTGCCATGGCGTTCTAGTCGTTCCTTGCGACCTTGGTGCTATCTTGCGTTTCGGCACCATCACAGCTCGTGATCAAGAGATCTTTTATGATGACGACAGAGACAATTGGTATTCAATTCGGGACCGATATGAGTATCGTGGACTTGAAACCAAGGATGGAGATTGCGGTTCGATTCTCATGGGCGTTTCCAGTGGCATTGCCAAGAAAATCCTTGGTCTACATGTCGCCGGTGCGGCTGGGTTCGGGATTTCAACTCCCTTCAATGCTGCCGATATTATGCGTGGTCTCTCTCGGATCTCCCTTGCTGCGCAAGTGAGTGTCAATTGGGACCCCATTTTGAAGGAAACTGGCACATCTGAGACTGTCTCACTTCCTGAGGGTAATTTCGTACCTGTAGGAAAGGCCATTTTTAAAGTCGCTAGTGCTACTAACACAGCGTTGCGACCAAGTGCAGTTCATGGCATGATTACCCCTGCTACTACGATGCCTAGTGCATTGCGTCCTATTAAGGTCGATGGCAAAAGGGTAGATCCCATGACCCTAGGGTTGAAAAAGGCTGGTAATATTCCTCCATTTCTCAACGAGGACCGTCTCGCAGCTAGCATTAACGATGTAGAACGCATCGTGAATTCCAATATCGATCCTGATCATAGTCGTGTCTTAACGGATATGGAAGCGGTGGCCGGTATAGAAGGAGATTCATTTGTCACACCCATTAACCGCAAGTCGTCGCCTGGTTTTCCCTATACTAAGTTTAAGGGAAATAAACCTGGCAAAACAAAGTGGTTGGGA